CGAACACGACATGTGTCGTGTTCGACTCTGGTGTAGGGATAGGCACCACGTTTTTTTCCTATCCAACTTTTTTCATCCATGTCAATAATTGAGTCAGAACCGTCGGCACAGGCCACGGCCATCATCACACGATTCAGAGTGTAGTCACTGTTGGCACGTTCGCCATCACCAAATATGGTTAGACCCACTGTGGCGGCTTGACGACGTTTGCCAATCTTGCCGTCACGCTCAGTGATAAACTCCTGGGCTCGCATTGTTAGGGAGTGCTTCCATAACCGATTACACCAGCTTGTGCGGAACTTCGTGTGCCCAATGCACGAGCAGTAAATGTGGTCCCAACTATGATAAGATAATTTCCTGCACCAACATAAGACTCCTGTGCTGTTCCAGCAGGAACTCTAACTGGATTGGCATATAAATTGCCCACAGCATTGGCAGTACCTAGTGCTGTGACAAAAACTTGATAGGTAACGTCATTGGTAACAGCAACAAATTCTACTTTGTCTGTTGTCCACAATACATTGCCTGCAACGTTAACAACTTGAACAGACATTATTTGCTATCCTTGTTGGGCTGTGACACCACGGGTTGAAACAGTTCACGAGTTTGATACATCACTCCTGGAATTTCCACAGGTGTTTGACGACCTGTTTGTGGTGCAGGAGCGTGCGGGTTCATGACTGGCACAGTGGTCAACACAGATTCTTTAAGAATTTTGCTCATGATATTATCCTTGATATTTTTTCCACAAAGCACGAGTACTTGCTAGAATGCTTTCGTCAATGTCTTTTTTCTTAACAGCATTGGTTCCAGGAATTTTTTCTCCAACTTTGATATCATCGTCGGCTAATCCTGCAGTAAACTTGTTGCCTTCTTCAACATCGTCTTCGTCGACTTTTTTAGCTTCTTTGATACCAGCCATTTCCATCATGCGTTTGATAGCATCTTCCTCTGCTTCAGCATAACTGTGCTGACGATCGTCTTGACTGGCCAATACAGGCACTGTGCTTTGACCTGTTGACTTTGGTCCGTTTAGGCCACCGCTGTATTCTAATGCATTGCCTTCTTCAGTGTTGGTTGGATAGTCTGGTTCATTCAGAGAAACTTCGTCAATTTCTTGTTGGCCACATGCTGACTTATAGCCACCACCGCCGTAACCTTCATTATCGCCGCCACCTAAACCTGCTGATTTTAACAATGTGGCCAACTTCAATGCATCTTCATCAGTAGCAGTAATAGTCAGGCTCTTGCCGCCTTCTGTTGAGTCACTCATGTTAACACTCATTGACTCATTGAGTTGCCCCATTGATTCTGTGATGGCGTTTTCAAGATCACGATTCAACGAATCGTAAATGCCTTGGCCGTAACTGAATCCACTGCTTGCAGTAGGTGTGCCAGAGCCGCCTGCTTCTTCAGTTTTTTCTTTTTTCTTCTTGGGGGCGTCGTCGGCCTTTTTCTTTTCAGGCAGACCTTTGTGCTTGGTACTAGCAAAGTCTTCGGCATCTTTCTTGCCCATTGACTTGGCTACCTTGGCAACTTCTTTGCTAGGAGCTTTTTCGCCTTTTTGTGTAGCATGTACCATGCCCATGAAACGTTGTTGCTTTTTGCTTACTGCTTTTTCGTCAAGCTCTTCGGCACCGTCTTTGCTGACTTTGTAACCAGCTTTCTTCAACAAGGCCATTGCTGCTTTTAATTCACTAGAATTGTTATCTGCTGGATCAGCGTCGCCCTCTTTCATTTTGTTTCTAACACTTACTTTGCCCGGGGCATTCTTTGGCTTGTTGCCAATCATGAATCCCTGCAGAGATTTGCCAGCGTCAGATACTGACCCAGCAGATCCTTTTTTCTCGCGCTCGCCTTTGTGTTTGATTGCTTTGGCTGTTACACGTTCTGTGCCTTTGGCAGGACCTTTTGGACGTCCACGACCGCGTTTCTCTTGTTTGTTGCCTTCGTCGTCAGTGTCTGATCCAACTGAAATACCTTGGTCATCAGTTCGGCGTGTTACTTTGCGACCAGTTGCTGTGTGCTCAATGTCGTGTTTGGATCCGTGTTCTACATCACCAACTCGTGGTTTGTCAGCACGTGGCTTTTTGTAATTTGTAAAAGGGTTGTTGTCTTCTGCTTCGTCAGTGGACTTCTTGGCACCCTTGCGCAACATAGCAAAATCGTTGGCATCAAGTTTGCCATTGTCGTTTTTGTCTAGTTTCTTTTGACCGCCGCTGAGTGCGTTCTTCATTGCTTCGGCAGCAACGTCACCCAGCATTTCGTCAACTTCTTTTTTGGCGCCAGCAATCTTGTCAGCAAAAGTGATCTTGTCTTTGGGCTCAGCCAAGGCAGCAAAACTCTTGGCCTTGGCTGGTGACATTTTTTCTTTGAGTGGATGTTGTTGTCCCAAACGTTGTTGAGCACGTTGTAATCCTTCAGGACTGGTTGGGCTCTGTGTGCGTTCTTTTTCCAAGTCTTGCAAAGTCATTCTATTGCCTGGACGATTCACAGCAGGAATCTGACTCTTGTCTGGTCCTGCTTGATATGCGCCTTCGTCAACTTCTGTGTTGTCATATTTGTCGTACTTTTTGCGAATAGGATCCAGTGCCTTGCCTTCACGACCAGCCTTGGCCAACGCTTCCATGCCTTCTTTGCCGTACTTCTCATAGCCTTTGGCAGCACGACTCATGTCACGCTCATTGAGTTGTTTGGATTCTGGTGCGTCGTTGACAGCAGCCAGGCGTTTGTTTAAGTCATAAAAAAATGTCATTGGATTATCCTCTTGGTTTGGCGCCAGTTGCAGGCTTGGGTTGTCTCTTGATATTGGTCATTGGGCTGGTTGTGCCCATTGGCAAATCATTAGAAGTTTTAGCAGGTGGAGTTTTGCCGCCAGCTACTGTGAAGTTGGAACGATAGGCATTCTTCAGCACCACGTGGTTGTATGGGTCTGCGGAATAATCTTTCTTGAGATTCTTTTGCATCTTGTCATCTGCTGGATAGTCAGGATCATCTAATAGATCTTTATTTTGATCTGTAATCTTCACACTTTCTACATCTAGACTTTCTTCGTAAGGTGTGGTCATCATCACAATACGATTTTCGTCTAGTCCCAGTAATCTAGCAAGTTGTTTGATCTGTGGCTCGATAGCAGGGTACTTAAACTCTACATCTATTCTTGTGACCGACTGATTGGGAAAAGCGGGAAAGTCGGGAATCACAGCACGTACAGGTGTGCTCTTGGGTGTTGACATTTTGACAACGTCAAATTGATCAAGTTTTTCTTCAAATGATTTGAAGAAACCTGGGGGAACGTCACCTACCACTTTGATGCGGTATTGATATGTACGTTCACTTTCTGCGAGATATTTTGCAAATGGTTTCATGTCAGTATCCTATTGTATATTTATACTTTTCCGTTATTTTGGTCTTTGCCCTTGAGTAAACGTTCCAACAAATCGTTGCGATTTAGCACTTGTCCTTGTGCCGTTGGTATGTGTTCTTCGCCGGGTTTTTGTTGATCCAGTCGCATTTTTTTCAACTGCAGATCAATTACCTTGAGTTTCTTGTTCATTTTGGCTGTTTTGGCTGTGATAGCATGGCCTAGCATGGTTCCTGCCACGTTGAATATCTCACTGGCAAATCGACTGTCTACTTGCATGCCAAGATCCATGAGATCTTTATAGCTGTCCTTGGCTAGATCGGCAAGTTCGTCCATCTCCCCGTCGCTGGCTTCTAGATCACGCACCGCAGGCAAGGCTGTGTCAATCTTGTCAATGGCTTCATCTATCACAGCCAGTTGAGCTCGTGTTTCTTCAATGGTAGGAGTGTCTGCCTCTGTTTCAATTTCCATTGAACTGGGCAAGTCAAAGAGTTCTTCTAATTTCCGCGTCATGCGGATATTTATGGGTCAGTTACGACCATTGGCAAACATATCGTTTTCGGTTATTACTCTAAACGACAGCCCTTGGCGGGCGCACCACTTCTGGGCTGCTGCCCATTTGGCATAGTTAACCGCCACTACAGCACGGTCGCGACTGCTCATTTTGCTTTCAATCACACTTTGTTTCTTGGGTTTGATTTCAATCAACTCAGCTTGCACTGTGTTGTTTTTTTGACGATAGGTAATAAGGAAGTCAGGCACATAGTTGCTTTTCTTGCCAGTTACAGGATTCATATAAGGTATGGCAATGCTTTCACTGGCCCATTGTAGTACGTTGTCATTGGTGTCACAAAATCGCATAAAGCTGTGTTCCCAGCCAGAGCGATATCTAGGCACACCTTTGCCCACATATTTTTCAGGATTTAAAACAACGTATTGACCTTGTGCCCAACGACTCATTGAAGCACCAGTCTAGCTGCATATTGATTAGGCACTGTGCTGGCGTTGATGCCCAACAGTGTGGCTCGGCTACGAATTGAGTTGAGATAGTAAGCCAAACTAGCAGTGAGATTCAATCCTGTTTGGCCTTTGATTGCATCCAACAGTGTCAGTGCTGGAACATTGGTTTCTTCAGCTACTCTAAACAAACTCACTGTGAAGTTGCCAGCAATACGTGCTGTGGCCATTACACTGCGAAAGTACGAATACACAATATCGTATTCGTCTGCTGGTACATTGACGTCAT